AGACCAGATGGCTGGTCGGCGCCCCGACCTCGAGTGATGTGCGCGCTACTTGCTTCGAGGGTGACTCGGGCTTGATCAACGTCATCCCGAAAGAGCTGATCGCCGACTATAACCGGGCGTACCACGAAATCAAGCTGACCAACGGGTCTCTCATCAAGGGCATCCCGGCGAGTGAGCCCGATCGGTTCCGCGGCCCCCAGTTTCATGGTGCGTGGCTCGATGAGCTGGCCGCTTGGGATTACCTGAACGAAGCGTGGGATCAAATCATGTTCGGGGTGCGTCTGGGATCCCGCACAAGAATTGTGGCAACGACTACGCCGAGACCAAAAGACCTCATCATTGAATTAGTCGGCAGGGACGGTGATGACGTCTGTGTCACGACAGCATCGACCTACGACAACATCGCCAACCTCTCTGCAAACTTTCAGAGGCAGATTCTGCAATACGAAGGCACGAAAATCGGCCGGCAGGAAATCTACGCCGAGATCATCGACCCAGAGGAGTCGGGGATCGTTAAGCGTGACATGTTCAAGCTCTGGCCGGCACATAAGCCCTTCCCGCGGTTCGAGTACGTCATCCAGTCCTACGACTGCGCCTACACGGAGAGGACAACGGGCGACCCCACAGCCTGCATCACATTCGGCGTGTTTAAGCCTATGGACGGCCCCATGTCCGTGATGGTCATTGACTGCTGGCAGGATTATCTTCAGTACCCAGACCTAAGGCCAAAGGTGATGGATGAGTACGAGGCCGTCTTCGGTGAGGGTAAGGAGAGGAAGAGGGTTGATTTGATACTGGTCGAGGATAAATCTGCCGGCATCAGCTTGATCCAAGATTTGCAGAGAGCCCATTTGCCAGTGCGGGCTTATAATCCCGGGAAGGCCGACAAGATGCAGCGGCTTAATATTGTGTCGAACATCATCGCTCGAGGCCGGGTGTGGATTCCCGAGAGTATGGTCAAGAGCGGCTATGTCCGTGACTGGGCAGAGGGATTTGTGTCGCAGATCTGCTCGTTCCCTGAATGCACGCATGATGATTACGTTGATGCGTGTACGCAGGCATTGAGGTATTTGCGTGATGGCGGCTGGTTGGACATTGACCCCCCGCCGCTTGATGACTGGGACGAAGAGGATTATGCAGATTCTGGTATGCCAAAACGGGTCAATCCATACGCCGTGTAATATGTGCAAAACCCACGGAGGTCGCTGTGAGTGACGTCGATAAACTGATGACGGAAATCTTGGGTGAGCAGCCTAACGTAAAAGACAAGGCGCTGCGTGAACTTGTCATGGCCCGCATGAAGGCAGGTGGCGAGGTGAGGATGGGCAAGGGTGGACTCATCAAGAGTCTGGTTAAGGCGATTGCCAAGGAACTGCCGGAGGCCAAGGCGTCGCAGAAGACGCAGATACGCGGCACCGAGCCCACCTACCGCAAGGCGTACGACATCCTCGAGCGTGAGAAGCCGGGTGGCCGCACGCTGGACTACGGTGCTGGTCTGGGGCATGGCTCAAAGCTGATGGGTGCGGAGTCGTTCGAGCCGTTCCCGCGTGAGGGTTTCAGACCGACGTTCATCCGCCCTGAAGACATCCCGACCGAAGAGTTTGACCGGCTAGTGAACCTGAACGTCCTGAATGTGATGCCGCGAGAGGTGCGTGACGCGACGGTAGAGAACATCGGCCGCGTGATGAGGCCGGGTGGCATGGGCATTGTGACGACTAGAGGGCGCGATGTTCTGAACGCCGCTGGAGAGGCTGGCTCGGAGCCGATGTCCAAAATCACGTCGATTGGGACGTACCAGAAGGGCTTTACTCCGGAAGAGCTGCGGGAGTATCTGGAGTACATCCTTGGCCGTGACTACAGTGTGAGTAAGCTCGGTCTTGGTCCTGCTGGCGCCACGATTAAAAAGAAAGCCAACGGTGGCGCTGTGCTGATGAAGCGCGGTGGAAAGGCTAAGGGCGAGACTCTGGCCTCCATGGACACCGGCAAGGTAGAGATGGGGCGCGCCCCGGGTGCTGAAAAGGCCGAGAAGATCTTGTCTGGCGCTGCTGAGTTCATCCCCGGTGTTGCAGCCGGCAAGTCTGCTCTTGAGGGCGAGTATCAGAAGGCGTTGATTGAGGCCGGCTTAGACGTCGCTGGTGGTTCGTTAGTGAAAGGAGCTGCGGCCCTCGGAGGTAAGGCCATCCCCGCCCTTGCGGGCATCTTCATCGGGGAGCACGCAAGAGTTTGGAACAAGGCTGCGGCAAAAGAATTTAAAAAATTAGAAAAGGCAGGAGTATCAAATAAAGATGCCTTTGAAAAGACCGGCACATTCCGCAGCCCAGATGGAGAGTTGCGACAAGAGATATCTGATCGGTCGTCTAGGTTAAAGGGCGAAAAGCTGCGAGATATCAATGAGGCGTTGCAGTTGAATGTTGATGCGCCGCAAAAAGCCAAGCTAGAAAAGATGCACGCAGACATCTTTGACCAAATGAAGTCATCTGGAACTGATGCGCCGATTAGTGAATTGATTTATCACCCAGAGTTGTTCAAAGCTTATCCAGAGCTAGAAAGTTTGAGGGGTCGGTACAATATCATTCCTAGTATGCCGGAGACTGGTTATTACAACCTCGGCAGTCCAACAATGCCGCCAAAATTAAGCGCGGAGGGTCCGACTGCAGAAAGTGCAAGAAGCTCCATGCTTCATGAGATACAACACGCCATCCAACATTTGGAGGGCTTTGGCATGGGTGGTAATCCAGAGATGGGCATGACCATGTTGCCGAGGTCGATGGATCCTGTTGATTATTTGAATCAGTTAAGAAAATCCAAAATAAATCTGTTGGATGAGCAGGCCCGCCTTGCAAAAGAATTCAAAGAAAGCGGCGCTCAATACACTCTTGACAACCCATTGGTGAAAAAAAGTATTGAATTGCCAAACAAAATAGATGATGTTGACCAAGCCATTGAGGGGATAGTGCAGGGGTATTTTTATCCTATGTACAAGCGTATGGCCGGCGAAGCAGAATCTAGGGCCGTACAGGCTCGTCGTCAAATGAGTCCGCAGCAGTTGCAAGATGTGTTCCCGCTATCCTCCTATGACGTGCCGATTGATCAATTGATAGTCAAAAGACAGCCATACGCCGAGGGCGGCCCCGTCAAAATGGCTGATGGCGGCGGTATCGGCAAGAACGTCGGCCGCGGCATGGCTGGCCTTACCCGCTCGCGCCAGCCGCTGGATCCCAAAGAGATTCAAGCCATGTTCCTCGATGTACCGGCTGGTCTTGGTGTCCCGTTCGCAGAGGCTGGGGCTTATGCACTCCGTGGCGAGACAGATGAGGCAAAAGAGTCTGCCGCAATCGAGGCTGCATTGATCGGCGTCCCCGGAGCTGCTGTTCTAGCCAAGCCTGCCTATCGTGCGGTTAAGAAGGGTGTCCAGAAGGCCGCCCCGGCTGTACGAGAGGCCGCCAGAGGCGCTCTAGAGTCCAGTATGGAGTCTGGCCTTATCCAAGGCCCGTTATACGCTGTAAAGCCTTCTGGTGGCCAGTGGCTTGGAGGCCGCAAGGGTGATCCCCAGCAAATTGGCGTGCCGAACGCGCCGGCCCCGATTGATCCAGAAACGATACGGTCGTACAAAGAAAGGCTAGACGAGTCGCGCCAGAGGCTTCAGGAATACCAAGAGATGACTGGTATGGAGCCGACGCAGGAGATGGCTGATCGCGTCCGTAACCTTGAGAGAGGTGTTGAAGGCATCGAGCGCGGGGAGGCTGTTCGCCGCTGGGTGGATTCCAACCTAGACAACTACGTCCGCAAGCAGATGGGCACGCCGGATGATCCAGTCCGCAAGTTGGCGGATCAAGGCATCCTGCACATGCCGCAGCTAGACGTGACATTGATGAAGTTGGTGGCTAATCAGAGAGAGGCGGCTGGTTTCCCAAGGGAGGGTTTTGCGACGACCGATTTGGGTCGGATGTGGGAAACGCTGACGGATAGTGGCATTAAACAGATTGAAGCCGGCAAGCTCCGCGACCCGGAATACATGTTGGATATCGGCCGCCGGTTCAGAGATGAAGAGAAAAACTTTGGCCGACCGGGGGCGATCCCTGAAGAAAATCGATTGACTGCGCAGCAGGCAGGGGAGGTGCGTAATTTCGCATCAGCAACAACGGCACAAGGCTGGGATTCGTTGATGCGTAATAACCCGTGGCTTGAGAAGGTTGATCTAGAGACACCTATCTACAGTGTGCCTCGATGGATGAAAGATAATGTATCTCGATCGCTTGGCTTCGATCACATCGTTGACGTCCTAAAGGCGGATCTTGCCTCTGGCCGTATGCGTCCTGAGCAGTTGTCCAAGATGTCCATGGAACAGGCCGTCAGACGGACCAATGAATATGACGTCGAACGTGCTGCTGCGATGGCCAAGGCTGCCGAAGAAGAGACGGCTGGCTTGACGGTGGCCAAGACCTTTGAGGACGGTTTCAAGATTGTTAAGTTGGACAAACCCGGGCAGTTCGCCAAAGAGTCTGACCGTATGGGTCACTCAGTGCGTGGGTATGAACCGGAGAGGGGAAGCAAGGAGTGGAGTGAGGCGTCTGGTGTTGAGGGCTCTTCGTTATATGGGCACGGTGGCTGGGACGCCATTAAGTCTGGCAACGCTCAAGTGTTCTCCATCCGTGATGCGAAGAACCAGCCGCATGTGACGATTGAGGTGTCCCGCGAGGCTGATCCCTCGATGAATGAAATGCAGCGATTTATCGACTCTATTGAAGACCCTGCTGTTCGTGAGACCGTAGAGAGGCGACTTCAGTACACGCAAACGAGCGGCGACTACTCAGACCCCGAATGGCGCATGGCTACGATTCTTAGATACGGCGGCCGAGAAGGGCCTGATGGTCAATGGGTTGAGGGGGCCATCCCGGGCTACAAAGAATTTAAGGAATCTATTCCGGAAAGGATTACCCAGATCAAGGGCAAGCAGAACCGCAAGCCAGACGAGAAATATCTGCCATACGTCCAGAAGTTCATCCGCGAGGGTAACTATAAGGTGGAGGGTGATTTGAGTAATACTGAACTGGTCGATACCAAGAATTTGTCGCAATACGCATATAAAACATCGGATTTAGGTTTAAATTACGATGAATTTAAAAAGATGTTAAATTTGTCAAAAGACATTCCTCGATACATTACAGAAAGCGAATTGTTGCGTACTGCTAAAACCGGCAAGTTTGAGCCCGAGTTCAAGAAGGGTGGCAAAGTTAAAACCAAGCGCAGTGCGCTATCGAGCCTTGAGAGGGCAAAGTAAAAGGATAGGCCATGGCTGAACAGTTTCCTATTGATCCTGAGTTCAATCGCTTTGTAGAGGGCATCCCGATGGATGCTCAAGCCGAAGGCCCCGAGGGCGCAGAGGGCGAGCAGGGTGAAGAGGTTGAGGTTTCGCTAGACGACTCCGAGCTTGAGGAATTGCCGGATGGCTCTGTAGTAGTCAAGCTGGACACCAAAGGCCCGATGGACTCTGAGGACTTCTACGAGAACCTTGCCGACTCCGAGAAGGTTGACCAGTTTGATATTCAAAAGCTAGCGCTGCGGTACATTGAGTTAGCCGAGAAGGACAAGGAAGCCCGTAAGGAGCGCGATAAGCAGTACGAAGACGGCATCCGCCGCACTGGTTTGGGTAACGACGCCCCCGGTGGGGCTAATTTCAACGGCGCTAGCAAGGTTGTTCACCCGGTGATGGCCGAGGCGTGCGTGGATTTTGCGTCCCGTGCGATCAAAGAGCTGTTCCCGCCTGATGGTCCTACCCGCACGAAGATTCTTGGCGACGTTACTGAGGACAAAACGGCTGTTGCCGAGCGCAAGTCGGACTTCATGAACTGGCAGTTGACCGAGCAGATCGAGGAATTCCGGGATGAGCAGGAGCAGATGCTCACTCAGCTTCCGCTAGGTGGCTCTCAGTACATGAAGATCTGGTACGACGAGCGTCAAAAGCGGCCTTGTGCGCAGTTTTTGCCCATTGACAACGTGCTCTTGCCATTTTCTGCCGGCAGTTTCTACACCGCGCAACGCATTACAGAGGTGGAGGACATCTCTGACTACGAATTCAAGCGTCGGATCGCCTCTGAAATGTACAGAGACACCAGTTTTATCCGCGCCTCAATGGATCCGGAGCCTACTGGGCCTCAAAAAGCAACGGACAAGATTGAGGGGCGGTCTGCCGGAGGCAATGAAGACGGTGTCCGGCGTGTTTATCACATCTATACATGGCTAGAGCTTGAGGATGACCCGTATTCCAATGGTGAGATGGCCCCGTATGTCTTGATGATTGATGAGCTTGAGTCGGAAGTGCTGGGTTTGTACCGGAACTGGGAGGAAGGCGACGACGCGATGACCAAACTCGACTGGATCGTCGAGTTCAAGTTCATCCCGTGGCGTGGTGCTTACGCTGTTGGCCTGCCGCACCTCATTGGCGGCCTCTCAGCGGCCCTTACAGGCGCTCTACGCGCCCTCATGGACTCTGCTCATATCAACAACGCAGCAACGATGCTGAAGTTGAAGGGCGCAAAGGTTTCGGGTCAGTCTCAGCAAGTCGAAGTTACTCAGGTTGCAGAGATTGAGGCGGCCCCGGGTGTTGATGACATCCGCAAGATTGCTATGCCCATGCCGTTCAACCCCCCAAGCCCGGTGCTTATGGAGTTGCTGGGCTGGTTGACGACCGCGGCTAAGGGTGTAGTAACCACTGCCGAGGAAAAAATCGCTGACGTCACGGCACAAGCGCCGGTGGGCACCACTCAGGCATTGATTGAGCAAGGCGCGGCCGTGTTTTCTGCGATTCACGCTCGACTGCATGAGTCGCAAGGTCGAGTTTTGCGGATTCTCAGCCGTATCAACCGCTGGTACCTCGAGGACATGCGCCGCGGGGAAATTGTCGAGGATCTAGACGTTACCCGCGAGGATTTTGCTCGAATCACCGACGTTATTCCGGTCTCTGACCCGCACATCTTTTCTGAGACTCAGCGTATGGCCCAAACCCAAGCGGTTATGGCCATTATGGATAAAAATCCCGACCTGTTTAATCGTCGGGCGGTGATTCGGCGGTTTTTGAAGCAGATCAAGGTGCCGGGCATCAATGAGCTGATGATTGATGTGCCCCCTCCGGCCAAGATGGACGCCGCTAACGAGAACGTGGCCATGTCGATCGGTCAGGCAGCGTTTGCGTATCCGGAACAAGACCATCTGGGTCACATTCAGGCGCACCTTGATTTTGCTAAGAGCCCGCTGTTTGGTGCCAACCCGTTTATTGCCCCGGGGTTCTTGCCTAAGGCTATTGAACACATCAAGCAGCATTTGGTGCTGTGGTATCTGAACCGCATGAACGGCTATGTGGAGAAGTCGCTAGGCCAGCGCATGGAAAATTACGAGTTGTTACAAGACCCGTCTATGGTTGACAAGCTGTTTGGCGCCGCCTCTCAGCATGTGGAAATGGATGCAAACGAGACCCTGAATGGCATCATGCCCGTTATTCAAAAGATGGTTCAGCAGGTTGAGCAGTTCAAGCCGAAGCCTCAGCTCACGCCGGATGGTCAGGTGTTGCTGCAGACCAGCATGGCTGAGACCGAGCGGCGTGCTGCTCGAGACCAAGCAGAGATGGCGCTGAAAGAACAAGAGGCCGCTGCAGACATTCAAATCAAGATGCAAAAGATGCAGCAGGATTATCAGAAGAACATGGAAGAACTTCAGCTCCGATTGGCCATTGCTATGGGCGATCGAGAGATGCAGGAGCGCATCGAAACAGCCCGGTTGACCCGCGATGCCGCCAAGATTAAGCAGGATGGCGAGAAGGCTGTGTTGGATATAACCATGAAACAAGGAGGCCCAATTGGCTACCAGTGATCAGGAGCAAAAGAGCGTCAATGTGCCGCAACACAAGCGCATTGCCATGGGTGAGAAGTTGGATGGCACGAGCATGCAGCCGAAGGGCGGCAGCCAGCCGAATGGAGGTGCATTGAGCCAAGCAAAGAAGAAGTGAGAACCATCTCCGACTTGATTGGCGGTATTAAGGCCAGACAGGCCGAGATTGCCGCGTCTCTTGCTACTGGTTATGCCAGTAACTGGGAGTCATACCAACGCATGGTCGGTCAACACGCGGGCCTCCAAGAGGCTCTAGATATTCTTGATTCATTGATGAAGGAAGAAAATGACGACAGGTAACCCGGAGGCTTCTCACGAAGCCGAGTTGGCTTGGGCTTTTCCGAGCGTAAACCCCGGTGCAAAACCTCTCGGCGGACGCATTCTTGTACAACTGCGTCGTACCAAAAAGAAGGTTGGGCAAGCGGGGATCATCTTGGTTGAAGAGACCAAGGAAACCGAGAAGTGGAACAACATGGTGGCCAAAGTCATCGAGATTGGTCCGCTGGCATTCAAGCACAGAGACACAATGCAGCCGTGGCCAGAAGGCTCATGGTGCGGCCCGGGCGACTTTATTCGCGTTCCCAAGTGGGGCGGCGATCGCTGGGAAGTCAAAGTGGAGGGTGAGGATGATATTGAAGATCCCGCCCTGTTTGCCGTGTTTAACGATCACGAAGTCATCGCCAAGGTGACGGGTGATCCGCTTGCTATGAGGGCATTCCTATGACAACCGAAAATGAGAACAAGGCGGCCGACCTTGAAGTAGTAGAAGAGGCCGCAGACGGGTCTGCAGTGATTGAGGTCCCTGACAACATCGAAGTGCCGGAGCAGGGTGGGGCAGACGATGATCATCCAGATGATGATGAAGAGGTGCGTGCTGCCAAACGCGCTCGCCGTCGGGCAAAGAAGGACTATGTGCGTCAGCGCAATGCTGAGAAAGATGCGCGCCTAGAGTCCCTGCAGCGTCAGAATCAGGAAATGGCTGTGCGTCTGGCTGCTATGGAGCAGCGGGCGCATAGCGCGGATGTGGAGCGCCTAAACAAGGCTATTGAGGACGAACAACTACGCCTCCAATATGCCATGACCAAAATGCGAGAGGCTACTGATCATTCAGACGGCAACGCATTTGTCCGCGCCCGTGAGATTGAAGCCGAATCTCGCAAACGCCTTGAGGCGCTTCAGGGCATAAAGTATCGTGCCGAAGAAGCCCCCCAACGAGAAGCGCCGGTCAATCCCAAGGTAAAACGTATGGCCAATGACTGGCTTGAGGCTAACCCTTGGTATGACCCCGAGGGTGGTGATGAAGATACTCAAATCGCCAAGATTATCGACGCGAAACTGACCCAAGAGGGTTGGAATCCGTCCTCTCCTGATTATTGGGAAGAACTTGATAATCGCTTGCAAAAGCGATTGCCCCATAGATATAATGATTTACAAGACGAGCGTCCTCAAAGGAGGCCCCGAAGCGTGGTAACGGGTTCTGCTAGAGAGTCGGTTGGCGGGCGTGGCGGTAATGGCTACGTTCTTAGTCCGGAGCGTGTTCGCGCCATTAAAGAGGCGGGCATGTGGGAGGATGTGGAAAAGCGCAACCGAATGATCAAGCAGTTCATTGCTTACGACAAGTCTAATAGGGGATAATTATGGATGCTCGTTTGAAGAAAACTCTCTCGGCCGGCGGCCGCAATACTCGTTTTAGCGAGGATGCAACCCGTCAGGCGCCTGAAGAGCGGTTCATGTCAGCGCAGGAACGTCGAAAGATGTGGAGCGATGAATGGACACAAAGTGCGCTGCCAAAGGTTCCGGAAATTCCGGGGTGGCACCTTTGCTGGCTATCGACCACTAATGCTTACGACAGTATTGATAAGCGGATGCGCCTCGGATACGTCCCTGTAATGGCGGATGAATTTCCCGGGTTTGAAAATTACCGCGTAAAGGCTGGCGAAGACATTGGTTTTGTTGCATGTAACGAGATGCGCTTGTACAAAATCCCGATGGATGTGTATCAAGACATCATGTTGCAGATGCATCATGAGGCGCCCAACGATGAGGCGGACAAAATCCGCGTTCAAGTTGAGAACCTTCAGGGTGCGCGTGACAACTCAGGCAAGAGTCTGGGTCAGGTCGAAGGCGATGGCTTTGGCAATCTAGACCGAAATGTACCTCTCCCGGTATTCCCGGGATAACTTACAAGGAGCAAGACTATGTCTGCAACTTCTGCTCCGTTCGGCTTGCGCCCCGCGTTCCATCCTTCTGGTCTGGATCGCGCTCAAGCGCTGGCTGGCGGCATTGTGTCGGGTTACGCCTCTAACATTCTCAAGGGCCAACCCGTTAAGTACGACACCAACGGCACCATCGTTCCGGCTGCTGCTGGTGACGCCTTTGTCGGCGCCTTCGCTGGCGTTGAATTCACTGACACCACCGGTCGTCGTCGCGTCTCGAACTACTGGCCTGCCAGCACGGCTTACCAGACCGGTTCGTGCGTTGCCTACTTTTACAACGATCCCAACATCGTTTACGAAATTCAGGCTGACGGCACGCTGGCTCAAAGCTCGATTGGTGATGAAGCTGACCTCAGCAACGCCACCGCTGGTTCGACCACCACCGGCTTGTCGCAAGCTACGCTTTCGAACACGCTGATTGGTGCGAACGGTGAAGCTCAAATGCGTATCGTGGATCTGGCGCCGTACCCGGACAACGCATGGGATGATACCTATGTCATCGTTCGTGCCACGATTGCTCAATTCCAATTCGGCCAAGTCCGCACCGGTGGTGCGAACCTGACCCCGATTGCTATCTAAGGAGGGCTAGAAAATGGCAGCCCCGATGCGCAGTACAGACTTTCGTTCCATCGTTGAGCCAATCCTCAACGAATGTTTCGATGGTGTCTATGACCAGCGTTCCGACGAGTGGAGCCGCGTCTTCACCGAACAGGAAGGCATTCCCCGCAACTACCACGAAGAGCCCGTCCTGTACGGCTTTGGTGCAGCACCGCAACTGCCTGACGGCACGCCGGTTACCTACCAACAAGGTGGTGTCCTCTTCCTCAAGCGCTATGTGTACAACGTGTACGGCCTCGCCTTCGCGCTGACCAAGGTGCTCGTTGAAGACGGCGACCACATCCGTATCGGTCAGGTGTATGCACGTCACCTTGCTCAGTCGCTGATTGAGACCAAGGAAACCCTCTCGGCCAACGTGTTGAACCGTGCGTTCAACTCGTCCTACCCGGGCGGTGATGGTGTAGCGCTGAACAGCAACGCTCACCCGATCGTCAACGGCACGTTCAGCAACTTGCTGACTACTGCTGCCAACCTCTCGCAGACCTCGCTTGAGCAAATGCTCATCCAGATCCGCCAAGCGGTTGACAACAACGGCAAGAAGATTCGTCTGGTTCCCCGCCAACTGGTGGTGGCCCCGGGCAACGTCTTCCAAGCCGAAGTGCTGCTGAAGTCGGTGCTGCGTTCTGGCAATGCCAACAACGACATCAACCCGATCAAGTCGATTGGCCTCCTTGACGAGGGCGCTGCTGTCCTGAGCCGTCTGACTTCGGCCACCGCATGGTGGGTGCAGACTGACGCTCCGGAAGGCATGAAGCTGCTGATGCGTCGTCGTTTGGAAAAGACGATGGAAGGTGACTTTGAGACTGACTCGATGCGCTACAAGGCAACCGAGCGTTACGACGTTGGCTTCACCGACCCGCGTGCCATGTACGGCACTCCGGGCGTCTAAATGGGAACGGGGGGCCTAGTGCCCCCCTCTCGATAGGAGATAGAAATGGCAAATTTCATCACTACTCGGTTCCCAAACGGCGTTACCAATGTCGGGGAGAGTTCTCCTTTTGCCGACATGGGGCAGCCTGCGGCGACCAAGTTTCACACTTACTTTGAAGATTTTGACTACTACACCGCAGGTGATTGGACGGTAACGGAGACTGATGCCAATGCCACTCAAGCCCTGACGGACGGTGACGGCGGTCTGCTCCTTATTACCAACACTGCGGCTGACAATGATCTCGTGGCGCTGCAGAAGAAGGGCGAGTCTTTCCTGTTCGCTAGTGGCAAGCGTTTGTTCTTTGAAGCTCGCTTCAAGGTAAACGACGCAACCGAATCAGATGTTGTGATGGGCCTGCAAATCACGGACGCCAGCCCGCTGGATGTCACGGATGGTGTGTTTTTCATCAAAGCAGACGGTTCGACTTCGGTCAGCCTGCTGGTAGAGAAGAACAACACCGCGACCACCACCTCGTCTGTGGCGACCATGGCTGACGATACGTTCATCACCCTTGGTTTTGCTTACGATGGCGCCTCGACCATTGAGTATTCGGTCAACGGCGCTGTTACCGGCACTTCCGTCACCACGAATCTTCCTAATGACGAAGTTCTTACCGTGTCGTTTGCAATTCAAAATGGTGCTGCCGCCGCCAAGACCATGACGATTGATTACATCTTCGTTGCGAAGGAGCGTTAATCATGGGTCAATTTAAGCCGATGGTCAAAATGATGACAACCGAGCCGTCCGTTGAGCTCAAGCTCAAAAAGGGCGGCAAGGTTGAGAAGAAGATGCAAATGGGTGGCAATCCCGCAATGGCTCCCGCTGCTCCGGCCATGCGCACAATGGGCGCCCCCTCTCGTGGTGGCATGATGGGCGCTCAAGCCCCGATGAAGCCGTCTCTGATGGCCCGTCGTAAGGCGATGCGTGCTATGCCAGCCGGTGCTGGCCCTGCTGGTCCCGCTGGTATGGCAGGCCGCATGATGAAGGAAGGTGGTGAAACTTCTGCCGAGCACATGGCCGAAATGCGCAAGATGGCCAAGACTGCCAAGAAGCTGGAAAAGCATGAGTCGAAGCCTGCTTCCAAGGCCCACAAGGGTCTGAAGAAGGGTGGTATGGCTTGTGCTACTGGTGGCGTTGTCAATGGCCAAGGCGGTTACAAGAAGGGCGGTAAGGTGAAGATGGCCGGAGGCGGTTATTGCGCGGAAGGCGGCATCATCAACACCGAAGGTCAAGGCGGCAAGTACCGCAACACCAAGATGGACACTACCAAACCTGATCACTCTCCGGCCAAGACTGGTGGCGTGAAGATGGGCAATGCCGGCGGTTACAAGAAGGGTGGCATGGCATGCGCAACCGGTGGTGTGGCCAAGAGCAACGCCGGTGGTTACAAAAAGGGCGGTGCAGCAAAAAAATTTGCTGACGGCGGTATGTCTGGCAGTGCCCCCGTCGGTGACCGTCAACGCCAGTTGGAAGCCGAAGTTCTCGGCGCCGGTTATATGAGCGATGAGGAACGTCGTTACTTGCAGGAGCAGGTTAGCAAGTCGATGCGTCCGGAGGGTTCTATGACCGAAGTCGAGCGCGAAGTTGTGCGCAAGATCCCGCTAAAGAGGCCAGTCAAGAAGATGGCTACTGGCGGTGCCGTGAATGACAGTGGTAAAGCTGAAAAGATGCCGCAGGGCCACAAGCGTGCTTCAACCCCCGTGTCTATCAATCAGTTGTCTGGCACCTTTAAGAAGGGTGGCGCGGTGATGACCCCGGCTCAAAAGCGTCTGAGCAAGACGTTTAAGTCGGAAAATGCATCGGCCATGAAGGCGGCCAAAAAAATGTCTAACGAGAAGTACGGTCGATGAAGGTGGGGGGCTTCGGCCCCCTGCTTCCTTGAGGGGCAAACATGGCAACTATTTTTTCTTCGGTCACCCGGCAAGGCGCATTCGAGCCGTTTGGCCTGCAAGTCGCACGCAATCAGATTCAAGGCCATTCAAACGTCATCGTGTTTGGCTACAACCCTGATGTAGATACATCGGAAGAATCTGTATGGCCTGCTGGTGGCACGGTGCCCCATCCGGCTGCTGCAGCA